TGGCAAACCGAGATGATAGATAAAGGCTACGAAGGTATCATCACTGACCGCAACAAGGTTTACAACGCGGGCGCCGATTGGATACGTGCAGCGAACCTGGGACCGAACCCAGAGGAATACCTGGTTGACCCGGCCAGTGAGGAAGCCAAACAAGCGCAGCAAGCCAAGGACCAGCAGCAACAACAGATGCAGCAACAGCAAGAGGCCATGCAGCAGCAACAGAATCAGATGGCGCAAATGGCCCTTCAATTGCAGCGCCAGATTGAAGTGATGAAGGATGCTACTGACAGATGGCAGACTCAGATGCAAACTCAGTATGATTACTATAAAACCAACGTGGATGCAGAAATACAGGAAGCCGAAATGACGTCAAAAGGTGTACTAGAATTAAACCGACAGGACCAGAGCAGTGCAGCAGGCGAGTAAACAAGCGCGAAAGCTACTCAACGACGCCCTGGAGCAACTTGACCAACAGATATTCAAGGAAATAAAAAAGGTCAGGGGCTATCAGGACAAGCGCGCAAGGCGCGAGGATTTACTCAATCAACTGGATGTGGTTGAGCGTGTACGCAAGGAACTCAATAAATTAATGGTGGAGACTACCGATGACACAGAATGAATCCAATCAACAGGCGTCCGATGATGTATGGAAGCAACTCGATAGTGAAATTACAGGAGTACCGGACACAGAGGGGCAACTGGGGGATACCCATGTCGAAAACGAGCCGGCAACCGAAACCGACTCAGGGAGAGATGACACAAGCCAGGGAGGTGAAGGAACCGAGAGAGCCGGACCCGCCGACACTGACGCAGGCGATAGACCCGACGACGGGACTGGACGTGAGTCTGGAAGTGAGCGCGAAGATAACGCCGAAATTGATTACGCACTGGAAGTTGAGGTTCCAATGCCTTATGGCATGGAAAAAATGACTGTCGGGGCCATGAAAGACGCAGTGTCAGAGATGCACTTGCGGCAAGAGCGCATGGATAAACAGTCAAACGAAGTCATGGTGGAGCGCAGCGAATTGGGGAATATCGTTCAACAGCTTGAACCCTATTTAACCCCCGAAGTGCTGGACACCATCAAACAACGCAGACAAGCTGTGTTGGCTCGAGAGAATCAACGCATGCTTGAAGTAATACCGGAATGGGAAGACAACACCGTCTTCCAGACTGACCGCAAAGTAATGCAGTCACTGGCGGGGGAATACGGCTTTTCTGAACGAGAGTTCAAAACAGTGAGTGACCACCGTCTTGTTAAGTTATTGCGCGACTACTCGAACCTGAGAAGCCGTGTAGAGAAAGCGCGCACCGAAGCAAAGCCGATTAGCAAAGGCAAGCAAACAAAACCAGGCCGACAGGTAGCGAAGTCGAGAGACACCGCGAAACTGGTAGAAAATGCCAAGGCATCCAGTGACCCGGCGGTCAAGGATGCTGCAATCACACAACTAATTGGAGAAAGCTGACATGGCTACAAGCAATACAGATACCACGAACCTGCGCGCTGCCCAAGCGGGAGGATTAATCCGTGAAGATGTGATGGAGAAAATCTGGCAAATTGACTCTTTCCCCCTTCCCCTGACTGACCAGTGCAAGAAAGGCACCTCAGACAACGACTACAAAGAGTTCACCATGGATGAGCTCGGCGATTCAGTCACGACCAACAAGGTGGTGGATGGCGCCGACCTGGACCAGAACGATGTCAGACTTGGGACGCGTGTCGGCAACTGGCACCAGACCTCAGTGAAGGAAATCCGCATATCCAAGCGGGCCAATGCGGTCAAGTCGATTGGACGGGCGGGCACGCTGTCCTATCAAGTGTCTCAAGCTCAGAAACGCCTTCGCCGGGATGTTGAGTCACAGATGTGTACTCAGCAACCTAGCATTCAAGGGGATGGCAACACTGTTGCGGGCCAATCCGCTGGTATAGGCGCGTGGATTCAGACCAACACCATACGCGGGGCAACCGGCGCCGATGGCGGGTTCAACTTCACAACTAAAATCATCGACGCACCCACACCAGGGACGCCCTCTGCACTGACTGAGAAAGACATCCGTGATGTAGCTCAAGCAGTCTATGAGCAAGGCGGCAACACACAATACCTGATGTCAGTCCCGGCCGTGATTCGGATTATCTCTGAATACCTGTTCAGTGCATCCGCCCGGGTGGCCACCATGACCAATGACGACGCATCGGGCAATAAACCGATGACGGCTTACGGTGCCTCCAATGTCTTTGTGACCGACTTCAACCAGGTGTTGACCTTCCTGCCGAACCGGTTGCAGAAACTGGACGCCGCCAACAGTGCAACTCTGTTTTTCACTGACCCGGCACACTTGCAGCAGTCATTCCTAACCGGCTACCAAACAGAACCTTTGTCCAAGACGGGCTTGAGTGAAAAGCGCATGATTTCCGCTGACTACTCGCTGTGTGTGCTGAATGAAAAGTCCCAGGGTCTACGTGCTGACATCCTGACCACGGCACCCATGACCGCAAGCTAATAACCCTGTGAGTGGTGATGGGCAGGCACCCTAAAAGGCCCTTCTTTTAACAACCAGAGGATGATGACATGCTGCGATATTCACCTGACGAAAAAGAGGCGCTTGAAAAATACCGTAAGGCCGAAGCGAAGAAAGCGGCCGAACAGGCGCCAGCGAAAGAGGCCGCGACGCTCACTGCTGACAAGCTGGAAAAACAAAAGTAATGGTTTTAACTTTTAATGAAGCCGTGGACCTGGCAATCTCCGTGTTGCCGGGTCTACGTACTGACTTGAATCAACTGGCAGAGATGCGAAAAAACGAATGCAAGGACATGGAAGGCGTAGGACGATGGGGGCTATCAATACCCGACCCTATTATGCCAATTTTGAAAGAGTACTGGCCTGAGATGTTTCAGGAAGACACAGAATTGGCAAATAGGGCTTGGTTGCGATTCATGCAACATCCAGACTCTGCACGTTTTCGAGTACAACAAACCATATAAGGGGGCACGCATGCCTGGCAGATTAGTGGACGGCTTATCCGTCAAGAATTACAAGCGCAAGGCCAATCAGGTCTATGGTGAAGGCATGGCGCGGCGGCTGGTATCCGCGACAGCAGGGACCAACCCCTATCTTAATGACCTTGAACTCAAGGCGGCTTGGGATGCGGGCTTTGAGTATGTGAACGGCTTGCCAGCATTCACGGTAAATGCCAACAATAACCAGGGCTTTGCATTATCTGGTGTAGGACCAACACCCGTATGAGCATACGACGCCAAGACCCGGTTGCAGGAGTTGCAACCAAGAGCAGCCCGAACTTCGCGCCGCGCCGCATCTTTGCTCAGACTGTAATGGCAACGATGGGAACCTGTATGACCGGCAAGGGCCATACTGTCTCTGGTGTGACGGCTGATTCATTTATCTGCGACACGCAGACGGTTAAAAAAGACGACATGGACAAGTGCAACTTCAAGCCCTATGGCGTACTGGAAACCGACCTGCGCGCATGCTCACAAGCGCAAGGGGGTTGCCAATGAACTACCAACAACTCAAAGCCGCTATTGCCGGGTACGCACATCGGACAGACCTTGAGCCCATGATGGCCACCTTTGTGGAGCTGGCGACCAACCGTATTGGACGCGACACCATACTGGTGGAGTTGGAAAAGACCGCTACCCTCACACCGGCAGACGAAAACACCCCCGCACCCTTGCCAGTAAAATTCATGCGCGCCATATCCGTGACAACGCCTTCAGCTGATGGCGCCATTGCGATGGAATATTTTACGCCTCGCCAGTTTGCAGAGATACCCAACGACGCGGGACAGGCGTGGTACTACACCATTGAAAACAACACGCTGAAAGTCGGACCCGTGAGCACTGCGGTGGCCAATTTGCTATACCTGGAAAAGCCCGACCCACTTGTTCAAGATGCGGACACCAATACCATCCTCACCAACTGGTTAAACCTGTATCTCTACGGGTGCCTGGTTGAGGTGTGGATATACCTACAGAACCCGGTTGCCTTGCAAGCTGTGCTACAAGTCTATGGCCAGGAAGTCAAGGCGTGCAACCAACAAGCCGACGCTGCGCGCCATAGCGGGGCACCCATTGTAATGAGGGGAGCATAATGTCAGTCGAAGATGCCAATTTTATCAGCCAGCTCAATCCGAACTGGCCACTTGGAACAGACTTCCTCTATGAGGGGGATGACCATGACCGGGTGACTAAAAAAGCCGTTCAACAGAGCTTTCCTAATATCAATGCAGCCGTCACGACAACCCCGGCAGAGCTGAACCTATTAACGGGTATTGGGACTGTCTGGACAACAGGTGACATCAAGATGGCGGCATCAGTACAGAATCAGAATGGATGGCTACTGTGTGATGGCGCCGTGATACCCGTGACCCCTGAAAACCAGGCGCTGATAACAATGGTGGGGGCTAACACGCCAAACCTACAGGGCCAATTTACTCGGGGCTGGAGTGAAGACGCCACAATAGACCCCGAGGGTCCGCGCGTACCGTTGGCTACCCAAGCCGAGGCATTTAAGGCGCACTCTCATACGCAAAAAGGTTCCAACTCTGGCGTTGGTGGCGCGTACTCGAAGCGTGATGCCACAAATAACACCCAAACTATGGGCAACACCGACGCGGCTGGCGGCGCTGAAACCCGACCAAAAAACGTTGCGGTTGCGTACTTTATCCATATATGAAAAAAATACGCTACAAGCCGAAGGGCATTATTACGGATATTCCTGCCGTGGAGTTGGGGCCCGAGGTGTGGAGCGGCGGGGTGAATATTGTCATGCAAGATGACGCCGCCAAACTGGCTGCCGGGTATAGAGTCATGAATGGCACGCGCCTATATCGCCCCGACTTCCTTTTGCCAAACCAACAACCTAGCGTTTATTACTGGATGTATGCGGGCTCAGAGGGCATCGGAGTTTATAGCGGACAGACCGATACCGACATCACCCCCGCCATCTATACCGGGGCGGGGGTCGGAGTGTGGACTGGCGCAAACCTCAACAACTTGCCCATATTAAACAACGGAGTAGAGAATCCGTTTTATTGGGATGGCAACATTGCCAACCGCATGTTACCCATGCCAGGCTGGCCAGCGGGTACTACCGCCAAGTGGATGCGGGCTTTTAAGTATATGGCCATCGCGGGCGACATCTCCGGGCCGGGTGGCGATTTTGAGAACCAGGTTTTATGGAGTGAGTCGGTTGACCCCGGCAAGGTTCCGCAGACCTGGGCCGCTGCACCGGACAACGCGGCAGGGGATAACGTACTGGCCGCTACACCTGGCGCCATTGTGGACGGGGTATCGCTGCGTGATAGCTTCTTCTTATTGAAGAATCATTCCATGTACATCATGACCCTGGTCGGCGGGCAGTTTATATTTAACTTTCGTAAATTCGCGGTTACATCGGGGGTCTTGAGTCGCAACTGCGCAGTGGAGCACAAAGGGCTTTTATATGTGTTTACCGATGGCGACATCATTCGGACTGACGGTCATACCATCCAATCCATTGCGGAGCGACGGGTAAGAAAAACCATTTTCTCACAGATGGACTCATCATTCTATTACACCTCATTCATGACCATCTGGGCGGCAGAGGATGAGCTCTGGTTCTGTTATCCAGAGATTGGCAACACCACACCTAATAAAGCGGCCGTTTACAACATCATTGCCGACGCGTGGGGTTTTCGTGACTTACCTAATATCAGCTATGCTTCAAGAGGCCTTATTAACGACCAGGGCGGGCCGCAAACCTGGGACACCCAGACCAACACCTGGGACGCTACCACAAGGATATGGAACCAGCCCAACACCTCAGCTATCGCGGATTCTATTGTAATGGCAGAGCCGACGAATAAACTTATGTATGCACTGGGTGAACTGGAACCCAGTAATCCTATCCCGATAAACGGCACCCTCTCGAAATTATCAATGCCGTTGATTGAGGACCACCAGAAAGTATTACAGGTACAGGAAGTCTGGCCACTTATCAGTGCACAACCCGGGGTACAGTTCCAGGTCCGTTGCGGCGGGCAAATGAAAGAAAACGACCCCGTTGATTGGTGCCCATCACAAACGTTTACCGTGGGAACTGACGACAAACTGGACATCGATGTGACGGGAAGGTACTTCAGCCTGGAGTTTTCGGGCGTGGGGTATGGTTCAAGAACAGCCCGCTTCCTGGGATTTGAGGCGGGCTTCGTTGAACAGGGGAGGTTTTAATGGACCCGAAAATCGTCACGGCTTTGCTCGGCTACACCCCCAACCAGGTGCCGGTCAGGGTTGAGGATATTCCGGCCTTCCTCGCTGATGAGCTGGAGCGCATCGCCTTCCCTCTACAAGTTTTGGCCAACACCTGGGAGCCCGCTATTTCTGCCGGCCTGACCAACCCGGCGCAACCCACGACAGTCCTGACCACACCAACAGCGATTAAAGCCTACCAGGCAGAGCGGGTGAGTCGTTATGCGCCCTACCTGAAAATGGTGGTGGACAAGGCGGTGGGAACGATTGGTCTGGGCGGTCAAGCCACCAGCCGCTATACACTACAGATTGTGGCCTTTTTCACTCTGAACGTCGGGACCCTGGCGCAGAACCAAGAAGTCTTTGCCCATGTCACGGATGGAGTCAACACATGGTCAATGGGAAGCGCCTATATTTCAGAGCCGCAACAGAAATTTGTTTCAATGGGTAGCGTTCGCCTGGTGGATGTCCCGGCCAATAGCACCATGCAGTGTTACCTCCAGGCCGACACATCAGCGGGCACCGTGGAGATGGCGGGCGGAGAGTTCAGTATCCAGGTGCTGGACAGCTACGAACCGGACCCGGTTGCATGAATATCGCTGCCGTCACGCCCCGACATTTGCCAGCCGTATGGCCGAGGATATTGGAATACATACAAAAGCCGTTAGAGTATGAGAGCGGCGGGCTGACACCAGAGCGCATCTATGAACTGGTGGAGCAGGGAACCTATGTATTACTGGTTGCCTGGCAGGACAAAGAAATATTGGCCGCTCAAACGGCGGAGATTATCAAGGACCCGCAAGGGCGAGTGATGAACCTGGTGACGACAGGCGGGCACCACTTGGAGTTATGGCAGGACGAAATGATTGAAGTGATTGACAGACTTGCGCGAGAGCAGCGGTGTGTTTCAATTCGCACACGGGGCCGGATGGGTTGGTTGCGTCAGCTAAAGCGTAACGGATACAAGCCTCTCTATTACATTGCAGAGAAGAGGATAGACAAATGTCAGTAGGAAAAGGGCAATCATCACAACAAAGCACCACCGATGTGTGGGGCCCGCAAGCCCCATACCTTAAACAGCTCTATGAGCAAGCGGCGGGAAACATGCCGGGCGCGGGCACGCCGGGCTTTGCGGGTCCGGCGCGGGGCGCATGGGAGCAGATGATAAACCCGCAAGCCAACCCTTATCTGGAGAACATGGGGGAGGCGGGGCTCGGGCAAATAAACCGCAACCTGACACAAAATGTGCTCCCGGCAATCGGTAACGAGGCCATGGGCGGCATGAATCTTGGCAGCTCACGCCATGGTGTTGCAGAGGGGCTGGCAACCCAGGGGGCGCAGATTGCAGGGGGTGACTTCTTAACCAACCTCTATGGTAACCAGTATCAAGGCGACCAGAACCGGGCGCTCACTGCCCTACTCAATACCGGCAGGGTGCAGGATATTGACTGGAACGCCTTGAACAACTTTGCCCGTTTGATAGGTTCGCCGACTAAAGTAGGGCAATCCAGTGGTGACTCTAAATCAATGAGCGTGGGTATTTAATATGGGCATACTTGCAGATTATATCCGGCGCAAATGGCATCAGGCTGACCTGAGAACCATCGCCGAAGGGACGGAGGGGCTACTTGGCACGCCGGGGTGGGAGCAGATGGGGCCCTTCCAGGAGGGGTCTGAGGGGGCGCTCCTGGAGGAACGCCGGGGCAGGGGCCCCATGATAGGCGGCTCGGGTCTACTGGGAGGCGAGGGCATGATGGACCCTGAGAACCGCGCACGCTACGCCACCGGGCTGATGGCGCTCCCAGGCATGCAGGGGGCGGGCGCTAGCATGCTGTCCAACCAGATGGGTAGCATGGACAGTCAATCCGGCGCCTTGCGTCGGATGATGATTGAGAAACAAATGGCCGACCAGTTGCGTGTGGGGCCCTATGCAGGCGAGAAGGAATACCAGTCCACCGTCAACCCGATAGCCGCAGCCTATGAAAAAGCCATTGCGCCGAAGCGTGAGGTCCTGACCCGGCTCAACAACACTGCGGACATTATTCGCCAGCGCGGGGGCTTTGATAAAATGACCGGCGCGGATGACATGGTGATGATGCG